ACGCAGTTTGGACAAGACAATAACACTGTCCTAAGCAGTGTGAAAAGCATCAACATGTTCCTGGACTCCAATGGTGGCGACACAGGACAGGCATTCAGAATCTACAACAACACTAATCCAGACAGTTCACCAACTGAAACAACTTTTATTTTCAAAGTTGACGAAAGCGGTGATACTACAATAAAAGGTAATCTCACAGCGACGGACATCACAGCGAACAGTTTGACGACAAATGTAATAAGTTCCAATGGTTCAAATGCCAACATCAGCATACAGGCAAGTGGTACTGGTTCAGTTGAGATAGGCGCACTAGACATCAAGGGCACTTCAATATCGTCCGCTGACTCTACTTTGGTAAACATAAATGAATCTGTAAACGTTACAGGCACTTTGACTTCTCGAGGAAATGTTTTTGGTGTGCAAAGACTGACTGGATCGGGTAGCACAGAAGTCGTTAATTTGACAGACACAGTCACACTGTTAATAACAACTGGTTCAGGCCAGGCCTTTTCGTTGGCAAATGGTGTAGAAGGACAGATCAAAATACTTTCAATGGTGACAGACGGCGGTAGTGGAACAGTGACTCCGGCCAGTTTTGTTAACGGAACAAGCATCACATTTGACGATGTTGAGGACACAATTACATTACTGTATCAATCAACCGGTTGGGTGGTATTAGCACGTCAAAATGCAGTGGTTAATGCATAGGGATAATTAATGAAATATAAAGAGATAGACATCAACATCAAGGCCATCCCAGACAAGGAAGATGAGGCACTACTTAATCAACTGATGGGTGCTAAAAAGGCCACGGTCACAACAGACACAGATGAAAAGCCTGTTGATACCACAAACGCAGACAACCCAGGAAAGGTTCCATCAGATGATCCAACCACTGTGCCAGCGGTATATCCTCTACAACAAGAATTAGAATTAAAAAAACAAGCGGCAGGTAAGGATCTTGCACAGTTTTCGAACATCAATCAGGACGCAGACGAAACAGCACCAGATCAACAGGTGAGGCAAGATGCTCCGTTGGTTCAACAACCGGAGACCACAAACGGAGATCAACCAGGTGTTCCTGAGGAAATGAAGAACAAAGAGCCAAAAACAGAAAGCGAATTTATTCAAAGACTGAAAACACTATCTGGCCAAATTTAAGGAGCGTAAATGGCATTTAGGAAATTAGTAGGATCATACAAAGATTACAATCTATCAACACACATCATTGAACATGGCTACCTAGCAGTAGATGTAGACACAGGCAGTCTAAGATTAGGAGATGGAGTTACCCCTGGCGGGACTGAAGTATCTGCTGGAGGCGGTGGTTCATCCCTAGGAGATCTGACAGCCACAGGTTCAACTTTGCAGTCACCCTCAAATGCTGATCTAACACTGACATCAAGTGGTGGAAATGTTGTAATAGAAGGCATCCGAGTAGCGGGCACAACAATATCAACTGAAGATTCAAGTGCAGGTGTGCAAATCAGTGGAAACCTTATACCAAGTCAAGACGGCGTATTCCAATTGGGGAGTTCAACACGTAGGTGGCAGACAGCATTCTTATCTGCAGAAACACTAGACATTGGCGGGGCAACTATTTCCTCAGATGGCACAGGGACGATAGAAATCGCGGCAACGGGTGCAACCCTACCAACAGGAAGTAAACTGGCCACCAACCCTATATCTATACTTGGCGCAACAACTGGGACAGCCGCTAGACCAATCCAAAATGTCAAAGTTTTTGTGAGTGACGGTAGCACAGCATTTACCGATGCACAATTATTGGCTAAAGACGGTGATTTGAATCTGGAGTTCAACGCAACAGTTGAAACAGTTCCTGTTTACACAGACGCCCAACAGACATTTACACTTGCAGATGGGACATCACTGGCAGATAATGCCGCAGGAATCACGCTATTCCAATTTTAAAAACACACAATAAATACACTTGTTGATAGGATATCCATCCGGTGAGGGCAAGAAGGCCGGGGACAGTACGAGAACATTATGGCAGATAAAACACCGGTACGAGTAGTCTTTAACGCATCAAATGTGGCCACTGGAATGGCGGAATTCCAAACAGGCGAAACTGTGCCTATAGCAAATGGGGGTACAGGACTTTCTTCGATAGGATCAGCAGGACAAGTTTTGAGAACCAACGCGGCGGGCAACGCTCTAGAATTTGCAACGCTAGAAGATCTAGCAGATATTGTATCAGTTGGATCAACACTTACAGCGCCATCGAACGCCGATTTCAACATAACCACGGCCGGCACAGGTAACATTGTTCTAAACGATTTAAGCATAAGCGACAACACACTTTCAACCAATAGATCCAACGATGATCTTCACATCGACGCCAGTGGTACAGGAACAGTTGTTTTGGAGAACCTTAAAATAGGCACAAGTGGATCGACTGTAACAACTATATTAGATGAGGACAACATGTCCTCAAATAGTGCAACATCACTAGCAACACAACAGTCAATTAAGGCTTACGTAGATTCTGAAGTTGGTGCATTCTCAACAACAACCATATCGCAAGGAAATAGCAATGTCACTGTAGCAGACAGTGGCACAGGAAACGTCACAATCGAAGTTGACGGTACAGACAGAATCACAACAGTAGCGGCAACTACAACAACAGCAACAGGACATAGCATTGTGATAGGTGCTGGCAGTAACAGTGCCGGTGGTTCCATTAAGTTCCTAGAAGGCACAGACAACGGTACAAATGGTGTCACAGTGCAGGGACCTTCAAGTACCGCTGATGTGACTGTGACTTTACCGAGCTCGGCAGGCACTTTGGCTTTGACAAGTGATATAACTTTCACAGCAAGTTCAACAGATACACTGACTAATAAGACATTTGATGTTGAAGGCACAGGTAACAGCATTTCAAACATTGATGTCGCAGACTTAAAATCAGGAGTATTGGACACAGACTTAACAAGTGTTTCTGGATCGGATGACACCCTGGCATCTGCCAAAGCAATTAAAACATACGTGGATTCACAGATCACAGCACAGGATCTGGACTTCGCAACTGATGATTCAACGGCATTAAACATAGACCTCGACAGTGAAACTCTACAGGTTTCGGGAGGAGCAAACATCACAACAAGTGGTTCTGGTAACACGATAACCATCGCCCTTGACACAGCACTGACAAATCTTACATCTGTGCAGGTGGATGGTGTAACAATCACAGACAACACAGTATCGACCAATGCATCAAATTCGCCTTTAGAACTGAAAGCAAACGGAACCGGAGCCGTAAAAGTTGTATCTGGCGGGGTGACGTTTACCCTACCCACAAGTGATGGAAGTGATGGAGATTTCCTTAAGACTGATGGTTCAGGCACATTAAGTTTTGGAACTGCCTCAGCGACGGCGTCTGATGATACCAGAGCTGTTATCAAGAATAATAAATCAGTTGGCACCTCGGCAAGAACTATTGACTATTTCCAGGCAACAAGTGCAGACGCGGCTTTTTACTTCGTTGCATTAAGTGATTTGTCAAATGACCATTCCAGTGCTTCAGTGTTCACAGTTGCACACAATAACACGGATGCATTCATAGGTGCACCTAGGGGAGGGGCATCAGGCACTGCCAATACTCTTCCAAGCACAGAAGCCGATATATCTAGTGCCCAGGTACGGGTAAAAGTCACGGCACCGAGTGCAGATTCCAAATTAAGTTATTACAAGATTCCATTATCGACAGCGAACACATCTGACGCAACATCAGGTGTGACTGTTACCACTACAAACGCTGATGTGGATTCTGCAACAGAAAGCATAGATACGTTTGCCCATGCATCGTTCAGAGCGGCAAAATATTACATTCTAGTGGACAACGACAGTAAAACCGAAACAGGCGTTGTTGAAGCATTAGTTGTACATAATGGATCTGATGCATTTATTACACAATATGGTAATGTCAACTCTGGCAATCACGACAAGATTGTGTTGTCAGCGGCCATAAGTGGGAGCAACGTTGTGGTATCAGCGGCAGGTAATGAACCAAACTTGTCATTGAAGATACATAAAACTTTACTATCAGACTCCATGACAGCAGTATCAAATGGAAATCAAAAAATCATTGGAGCAACGACTGTAAGTTCAAGTGCAACAGCATTCGACGACTTCGATTTAGATGATGCCACAGCCGCAGTTTACTATGTGGTCGGAGCAAATTCAACTGAAGGCGCATTCAGTGTACAGGAAGTCTATTGTGCAGGTGCGCCGGGTGAGGCCTCTGTATCACAAGGCCCTTTTGTCTCAACAAAAACTACTTCACAATTATCTTTCACAGCGGCGTTCAAGTCGGATGCTGACAATAGTTTACAATTGAGTGTTGCATCAACATCTGGTGGATCAACCACCGTTAATGCATATAGAATAAACTGTCTGGCAGAATAAAAGCCTAAAACAGCATAAATACAGCACAATAACAATAATCATGTGGGAGATATGGAACCATGACAACACGAAACTTTAGAGTCAATAATGGTCTAGAAGTAGGTGATATAACAATCAGTGCTTCAGCCAATACAATTACAGGTCTAAGTACATCGGCACCATCAGGAAATGGTGACGTCGTAACTAAGGCGTACAGTGACTCTGGTACGCAGACAATGACCAACAAAACACTTACCTCACCGGTAATCAACAGTCCAACGTTGAACGGCACGATCACAGCAACACAGATCACGGTTAACGATCTTGTGTCAAATGGATCAAATGCTGACATCACACTCGATGCCGCAGGAACAGGAGACATCAACCTTACAGCAGGTGCAGATGTGAACATTCCAGCCAATATCGGATTGACATTTGGTAATGATGCAGAAAAAATCGAAGGTGACGGTACAGACTTAACAATATCAGGAAACAACATCAACCTAACAGCAACGGCTGACGTAAACATACCAGTGAACGTTGGATTGACTTTTGCCACAGCAGAAAAAATCGAATCCGATGGTACTGACTTATCATTCACAGTAGGATCAAATGGTGATATCAATATACCAGCAGACATTGGTTTGACTTTTGGTGATGATGGCGAGAAGATAGAGGGTGATGGAACTGATTTAACAATTTCAGGTAACAACATCAATCTTACAGCAACAGCAGACGTTGTTGTACCAGCCAACGTTGGAATCACATTTGGTACTCACGAGAAGATCGAATCAGATGACACAGACTTAAACATAACTGTAGGATCAAGTGGTGACATCAACATAGGAGCAGACATTGGTCTTACTTTTGGTGATGATGGTGAGAAGATCGAAGGTGATGGCACAGACTTAACCATTGCTTCAAGTGCCAAACTAAACTTATCAGCAACATCAGACGTACACATTCCAAAAAACGTTGGGATAGTTTTTGATGACAACGCAAGTGAAAAGATCGAGTCGAACGACACAGACTTAACCATCAATTCAGGAGCAAAGATTAAACTTACAGCGACATCAGATGTGGAGATTCCAAATGATGTGGGAATAGCCTATGGTACAGGTGGTGAGAAAATCGAGTCCGACGGAACTGACTTGACAGTGACATCAACAGGAGTGTTGAATCTTACAGCAACAGGTAACACAGCAATCACAAACAACGCAACAGTTGGTGGTAACCTTACAGTAACGGGTAACTTGACAGTAAACGGAACCACAACAACAGTAAGCACAACTAACACAACTATAGCAGATAACTTGATTGAACTTAACACAGGTATATCACAGTCATTCAATGACGCAGGTATCATCATTGAGAGGGGTTCAACAGGTAACAACGCGGCTATCATCTTTGACGAGTCAGCAGACAAATTCGCAATGGGTTTAACAACTCAAACAGCGTCTGACAAATCCGGTGGTATCACTGTATCAACAGGAACGCTATTAGCGAACCTAGAAGGAACAGCAACAGCGGCTCAGTATTCTGACGTCGCGGAGCGTTTTGCATCAGACGAAGCAATGGCTCCAGGAACGGTTGTAGCACTAGGTGGCGCGGAAGAGATCTGCAAGGTCAACGAAGAAGGATCAGACGAAGTGTTTGGTGTTGTTTCTAGCACAGATCAAGCGGCATTCATGATGAACGGTGGTGCAGGTAACGATGAAACTCACCCTTACATCGCAATGACAGGTAGGGTAAACGTTAAAGTGATAGGAACAGTGAACAAAGGTGACAGACTAATATCTGCATCAGTTCCAGGATACGCGAAAGCGGCTACTAAAGCGGAATGCACAGCATTCAACGTGATTGGTAGAGCTTTGGAAAACAAATCAGATCTTGGACAAGGTTCAATATTAGCGGCGGTTAGAGTCAGCCACTAGTAAATACCTATACTTTTTAGTAGAATTAAAAGGCGGTCTTCGGATCGCCTTTTTTTTTAGACAATAAGATCAAGAATAGTTTGTAGTTTTCCTTTAATACTTTTGTTATTCAAAGTATTTTTTAGACCCATATGTAGATTTTTTGGCCAACATTCAAACGCGGTCCAACAATATCCTGAATGTTCTTCATTAAGTTTTGGTATAAATTCTGATTCAATTGCTACGAGATACGTGTGAAAGAAAAACTTTTGGTCATTAGATGTGAACATTTCAAGTGGAATTACTTTTTTAAATTTTGGCAATCCGCCTGTTTCTTCTTCAATCTCACGCTTTAGTCCTTCAAAAGCACTTTCTGTGAATTTACTTTTTCCGCCGACCAATCCCCACATTCCTTGTGTCTTCTTGTCAGTCCTTTGTAGGAACAGGAAACGTTTAGTGCTGGTTGCGTAGAACAGAGCACCCGAACAAACTATATTATCTTTCATTATAATAATTTAGCCAATCTTTTATGTTTCTTGTTTAAAAAATTTTTTAGCCTTTTAATTTTCCAATCTTCTGACGGAAATATTTCAGTCGGTAGCTCTAATGGTTCACGCCCCCACTTTATTTTGTCCCATACTCTTTCATGGCCGTAGTAAAGAAACATTTTTGTAATCACTTCTATGCCTGCTATTGCACCAGCCCAACTCCATTTGCCAGTAATAAGCCACGCAATAAGAAAAGTATCACTTGTGGCCAATATTCTCCAAGTGATAGTCTTGGTTAGACTTCTAGATACTTTAGATTTCATGCTTTATTATAACACTGAACCGCTGTTTTATCAAGGGGTAGTTGCGTCTGTACTTGCATCATATCCTGTGGTGAATCCACCATCTAATACTATGCTCCAGTTTCCTTGTCGATATATTCCTTCGTAGCTCTTGACCCAAACACCGTTATTAAACTTGTATTGTATGCCGGTATGTAGGTTAGTAACGTATGCTATGGTCGAGTCAGGATCACTGGCGTCCCAAACGACGTCCCATTCATCATTAATAGCATCATATTGTATTATGTCGTTTTTGCTGGCAGGTCTATGCTTCCATTTTTGACTGAAGAACCAACCCCTGTCTGCTGTGTTGTCGGTGTCTGATGCAACTTCATCTGTGTCGTCTGCGGATCTTTCATCGAATCTAAGTTTACCAATATCTTCTGTGATAAGATATCTAGTGCCATTGGTTGGTGTATCACCTGGATCGAAAGTCAGCGGATTGACTATCTTACTAACCGCTGTCAAAGTGTTTGCAGGTATGGTATCACTATCTATGGTGTAAAGAAGAATTGTATCATCAAGAGTGGTTGTGGCTATAGTTCCAACCACTTCATTGCCGTTTTCTTGTGTGAGTCTTATCTGTGATGTTCCGTTTGTAACTTTTCCATACTGATCTAACAGCACTTTCCAATTCACTGCAGGTCCAAACGTTTCGAAAGGATCTGCTAATCCAGGATCTCTAGCACCTGTGGCAAATCCATCACCTCCACTTGTTACACTTGTGCCTGTGCTTCCCAGCAGTCGCAACTGATTGCCCGTAACTAACAAGGCAAAATTGTTTGGTGTGATAAAACTTCTTGAAGCAAGTTCGCCGTCAATCAATCCTTTTGCAATACCACCATCGTCATTGTATATGCTCATTATAATCTTTTGTACAACGCCTAATTTTTTAACTTTAACCGGCGGTGATAGCCATATTGGCATACTGAATGTCATAGAGGCCACATCAATTTCAGAATCAGCGCCAACAGGAATAGTACGTGAGCTGAATGTTATACCTGTAAGTTCTACATAACTTAAACTTGTCCAATCGATGTAGTTGTCTGTCTTTTGTATTTCAAAATCAGGATTGAATAGGTATAAAATTTGCTCTAGTATTTGCAATTTTTGATCCGTATTTGAAGAGAATATGTCCGCGGTCACCTCTAATCTGAAAGGTGATGGCATAACCTTTTCAACTGTGAAGCCTGCACCCAATTGATTTGTGTAATTGCCGTCGCTGTCTAGATCTCTTTCTCTCAGATGTTGTTTCTCAACATGGTAAGGATTCTGCATTCTTTCCCTATCGTAGTTCAACTCCCGCACATAACAGGCAATTTTAGGTGCGTAATTCAATGCGTTTTCACTGTTGTTCCTAATTATATTTGCCACTTGCCTAGTTGGATCTCCATACACAACAGGCACTGCCCGTAGATTAATCTGTCCATCTTTTGCTTTACCTGTCTCCACAGAAAAATTACTTAGGATTCTAATAAATTGTGTTAAGAATTTTCTAACCTGTCCTTCGTAAAAATGTAGCATTAGTTGTCAGCCTTTGGTTTAAGAGCGTCTGACAGTGCTTGTCTCTGTTTCACAGTCAAACCATTTATTGTAGATTCTGTTGTGTTGTTTACAAAACCTGTCTTATAATTAGCTCTGGAATCATTATTCGTCATCGTAATTCTAACGGAGTCTTCAATTTTGACCCATCTGTTACCGTCGTATCTAAACAGTCTATTAGGTAGGAAATCTGTCCTTAAAAAGTAATCTCCTTGATCAACGCCCGTAGTTGGAAACGATATTCCAAATCCAGCAGGATTTCCGTTAGGAGCAACACCATCACCATCAAGGTAAAAACCATAATGTGAACTTGCAGGCGTATCTATTGTTGCATTCACAGTTGCATCACTACTTGCTCTCTGTTCTTCGGTGTTAACATTGTCAGTTCTAATGTTGCCTCTTTCATCTATGGGTGCAACATAATATTGTTTGTAATTGAATCCAGATTTTGGAGCATCTGCTTCTGCCTGAGCAACCACTTGATCATTAATAGTTTTTTCTCTATTGAACGTGCTCATGTAACTTGCCATTGAGCCTGTCGTAGTGGCATCTCCAAGTATATCTCTGAATTCCTGAGAATCAACAAGGCTTTTTAATTTAAGTCTCAATAAATGTGGCCACCAAGTAGCCGAAAATCCTTCAGCCGCTCTGTTAACATCTTCTATAACATAATATCTTTTAAGTGCAATAGGAATACTTTCATCTAGTGAGAAATCATCTTTCATGTGTGGAAATTCCAACACATCACCCGCCATTGGTTTTCTGCCAATTCTTTCTACTATGTCGTTTAGATGCACTGTTAAAAACAGTGTGTCATTCTGTAAAAACATTCCAAACTGTGATAGATTAAAGTCTGCGTCCTGCACATTGTAGATGCCTCGTACCGTGTAGACATCAGATGAATATTTCCTGTCTCTGTTTTCTAAAAATAATAGATCCTGAATTGTTGTTTCATTTACTTCGCTGTCCGCGTAACTAGGCTGAGTTGGCGAGGCCGCTCCGTCTTTGTTGGTATCTCCCTGATTGTGTGGGCCAAGGTATTTGTGTAGGTGAAGATCTGTGCCTCCAACCGTGAACATCTCCTTTATGTTTCGATCGAAGAATTTGTAGTCATTGCCTTTTTCAGGCTTAAAAATGGATAATCTTGGCATATCACACATATTTATTGCCTAGCCAAAGGCTATAAATATGAGTATGTCAGAACTACAAACAGGTCAACAAGAGATATTCGATTACGTAAAAAATAATCTAGGTGATGGGATGATTGATGTTGAATTAGACCCAAAACACTATCAAACGGCACTAGAACGTGCAATCAACAAATTTAGACAGAGATCGTCTAATGCTGTTGAGGAATCCTATGCGTTTTTGGAATTGAAGGAAAATCAAAACACATACATCTTGCCAGATGAAATCATCAATGTGAGAAGTCTACACAGAAGGACCGTAGGATCAAGAACAGAGGGCGGCCAAGGTGGCACACTATTTGAACCATTCAATTTGGCGTACACCAATACCTATCTACTTAGAGCAGGAGCCACAGGTGGACTGGCAACCTATTATGCTTTTGCATCATATCAAGAACTTGTAGGCAAATTGTTTGGTAGTTTTATACAGTTCCATTTCGATGTTGCCACAAAAAAATTGACTATAACTCAAAGGCCGAGAGCAGACAACGAGACAGTGCTGATGCACACAGATAATTTCAGACCAGACATTACACTGTTCAAAGACATCTATTCCAAGCCGTGGATCAGAGACTACACACTCGCGGTATCCAAAGTAATGATTGGAGAGGCAAGAGGCAAGTTTCAACAGATTGCAGGGCCACAGGGCGGCACAACTCTCAACGGTTCGGAACTGAAACAACAGGGTATGCAAGAGATGGAGCGCCTTGAAGCAGAGATTGGTAACTACTCAGAAGGTGGCACACCACACAGTTTTGTTATTGGTTAATAACCAATAAACCACATTTAAATACGGACAATGAATGATTCCAACTATAAAAATTACTCAGACCTCACACTGGACGAACTGGAAGAAGTGGTCGTTGAACTAGAAAATTTAAGTATAAAAGCACTCAAAGAAAAGAAAAAAAGCCTCAGGAATCAGATATTGCATTCTGTTGCAGAAGCAATAAAAGAGATTGAAAAACGTCTAAAAAAATAGTATAATAAACACTATGCTTGTAGGTATAGTAGGTTTGATAGGTTCTGGTAAGGGCACTGTCTCTGACAGACTTGTAGAAAAACACGGATATCAAAAAGACAGTTTTGCAAAAAGTTTGAAAGATGCTGTTGCATCTATGTTCAACTGGGATAGAGCTATGCTCGAGGGAGACTCAGAATCAAGCAGATATTGGCGTGAACAACCGGACAAATTTTGGAGTGAAAAGTTTGGCAAACCAATCACACCTCGATGGGTCTTGCAATACTTTGGAACTGAAGTCATGCGTGGGCAAATGTACGATGGAATATGGGTAGACAGTTGTATGGGCAGGTATAAAGGACAGAACACGGTGATAGCAGATGTAAGATTCCCAAACGAAGTCACGCAGATAAGGGCACAGGGTGGCAAAATTATCCGTGTAAAAAGAGGACAGGATCCAGAGTGGTTTGTTAATTATGTAGAAGGGAACATAGAGCCAAAAGGTGTGCATTCTTCAGAATATGCATGGGCTAAAGAAGAATTTGATTTCGTCATCGAAAACAATGGTCACAAGCATGAATTATATCAAAAAATAGATGACTTAATCGTCAGCAACAAGATCACCCATTCTCCATCCAAGCCGTCTGATCCCTTGCAACCTTTGGCAATTGGCGCAAACAGTTTTTAGATTAGTAGCAACAGTGTTCCTCAGATCACCGTCCACGAAAAACACATCAAGTTGACTTTGACTCTGAGCCTTAAATCCGCACGTTTCACATTTTCTTTTTTTCTTGTATCCGGATCTCTGTAACGCTGTCACACCCCCAACCCGCTTGCCGGCTTTCTTCCTGATACAGGTGTCGCATAGACTACGCCAATACACCCGGCCATATCTCTTGTAAGCATATGCTCTAGGCTTGGTCTTACATTCCTTACACAAGGGTCTGTATTTGTACTGCATGTGTGTATTTACGTTGCCTATATAGGCACCACAAAAACGGTAAATTCTTTCGTAAAAACCGTACGATTGAATAAATAACTCTAGTATACGGATAACTTGCAAGGAGAACACGTAAAATGGCAAATTTGACATCACCAGGAGTAGAGGTTTCAGTAATAAATGAAAGTT